CTGAATATCAGGCATACGAAAACTCATTGCGATATTGGGGTTTACAAGTGCCATGATTGGTCCTTATGTGCTAGAGCCGTAGCGGAGTCCGGCGTAAGGGTCTTGGTATCCAAGGTTGGGAGCAGAATCAGCGGCTAAACCATACCCCGTAGGGCGGCTCAACGCTTGCTGCAACAAAGAGTTTTGCTGCTGTTGTTGGCCGTAGTTTATATATTGACCCAAGCCACCAGCCACAGCATTCGCAGCACCCATGTAGCCTGACGCGCGGGCTTGGGCACCGGCACCCAACGCTTCGCCGACACCAGATGCCATTGATTGCCCCGCAGCGCCCAGTTGGTTAGTGGACGTTTGACCGAAACCGGCCAACGACTGCAACGGGTTTAACCTAGCGCCACGTTCGGTCTGGTAACGATTAAATGCGTTGGTGTATTCTTGCGAACCCATGTCTTGACCATATCGAGCAGCGGCTTTCAAAGAGCTACCTGAGATTTGACCACCACGAATTGCGGCCATTCGGTCCAATTGCTTTTGACCCTCGGACAACCGAAAAGCGTAACCAGGATCAGCCTGAAACTGGGCCATCCCAAATGGCGTATATCTGGACGCTGCTTCAAGTTCTGGCAACGCCCGCACACCGACATCACGAAACGGTGTTTGCAATTCGACTTGACGTTCAAACTGTTCGCGCTGCAAATCCGCTGCGTACCTTGCTGCATCAGACTGCACACCAGCAGCCTTGTTTGCAGAATATGCTCCAAGTAGCGCGTTTCCTCCTAGCGCAAGTGGGGTTGCGTATTTACCTAGCGTACTCATAAGACCACCAGCAGCACCTGCGCCAGCACCGGCGGCTCCGATACCCGCCCCAATACCAGAAGCGGCCCCCGCACCAAGACCTTGAGCACCGCCCATGCCTGCCAGACCAGTTCCAATACCCGAGCCAAGACCTTGAGCACCGCCCATACCAGCAAGGCCAGCGCCGCCGCCTGCGCTAAGACCTTGAGCACCGCCCATACCGGCAGCACCGGAGCCAGAGCCAAACATGTTTGCAATTCCATCAGCCCCACCAAGAGCTTGATACCCATAATAACCTGCGACCAATGGGGCGGCTGCGTTGTAAAACTTAACTGCGCCCCCACCGCCGGGGTCCATGCCCAGAACATCATCGGCAATCTTGTCTCCCAGCACATCTCGGGCTACGTTGTATATGCCGCCACCGCCTGGGTCAAGGCCAAGAATATCGTCGGTAAGTTTACTGAAAAAGCCCATGCTATTCCCCTTAGGTCACTTCGCGGCCAGAAACCCGCATGTTGATGGCGGTAGCGGTTCCAGCGATTGTACTGATGAAGTCGCCGGGGTTCAAAACCTGCCCGACCAACTCAGGGAACGTGTAGACCTCGGACGGTTGAAGCGTCTTGGTCTTGGTAATCAAGTTGCTGTTGCCAGCGGAGCCTGCCAGGGTAACCAAGTTGACCGAGATCGTGGCAGCACTGGCGCTGTAATTGGTCGCAGTGAACTTGTCGATGATCGTGGTCACACCGTTGGCGGTGTACTGGGTTGTTTGGCTGTTTGCAACATCTTTTGATGGCACAAGGTTTTTGACGGTGACGGTCATTGGATACCCCCAATATTGTTTGAAACTGTGAGAATGATAGACGGTATGCCGGGGACAGGTGCAGCCGCAGGCACGGAAAGAAGTTCAACACTCAGGCTGGTCGTTGAAAACATCATCTCAACGTAGTCGCCAGCGTTGAGGTCAAAAAAGTAGTTCAGTGACGAAAATATCTCAGCGTCATTGCCCTGGATCCTAATCTGGCTGGCGCTGTCTGGCACGTCTGTGCCGTTGAGCCTAAACCAAAAGTAGAACTCAGCCAAGCCGCCGCTGGTTTTGTCCAGTTGGAACGAAGTGTCGAAGTTGTAAATGCCCGGTGTGTCCACGTACACCCTTGATGTCGGGGTGCCAAGATACACACCTCGACTCAAGTCCGTAGTGTTGAACGTAATCGCCTTGGCCGTGTTGATCGTTGTTGCAGTCTGGGTTGTGGTGTCGTAGAACGAGCCGTAACGTGAGCGTTCAAACTCACGAGGTGGCGGGGTCACTTGAAGACCCTCAATCTGTTTCTGCAACTCGGCTGTCAGTTCAGTGCAAGGGCTTTCGATCTGCTTTTGCAACCCCTCGATTTGCTTTTGCAATTCAGCGGTCAGTTCAACGCAAGGACACTCAATCTGTTTTTGCAACCCGTCGATCTGCTTTTGCATTTCGGCCATTTGCGACACCAGATCGCTAGGGCTTGGTTGCGTCTGCACTTCCTGCGTCAGCGTCTGAAGCAGTGCGTCATAGCTGGCGATCAGCGACTCAGCACTGGGGCCGACAACTGGATCGTCAACAACGGCGTTTGCCACGTTGTTCAGCGACAAGAAGAACAAGTACCACGCCCTGTTAACCAACCCCGTAGCAGGGTCAACCAGCGGCACCCGTGGGGGTGTGATGATGGGGTTAAGCATTGGTCGGACTCAGCATCAGTTCAGCGCCCATGATGGCAATCTTCACGGGGTCGGTGCCCGACACCTCGTAGACGCGATCACGCAGCTTCAGGGTCATGCCCAGTCTGCGCCAGATGGCACGGCGATAGTACTCGCCGATCTTGCCGATGCTGACCCAGTGCTCGTTGGACCATGTGTGCCCACCATCGTCGCTCCAGCGCAGCATGACCTGTGGGTCGCTGCCTTGGCCGAGATTCAGACCAATGCCCGACTCGCAGTCAAGCTGGAGGCTGTGCTGCGCGGTGCGCTTCAGATTGTTTTGACCGGTGGGCAGTGCTCTCCACGAGCGCAGCCACTTTTGGATCTGCCCGTTGTCCGAGTAGTCCTCAAGGTCAAACGAGTAGATGTTGCCGTTTTGGAAGTCGCCCACAACGATCTTGTTGTTAAACGACATCTGACAGTTGCTGCGGTGGCGGGTGAAGTCGCCATTGGTAAACCCGGCGCGTTCGTGCCATGCCTGGGTGGCAGCATCGTACACCCATGTGGTGTCTGCGGATGGAAAGATCAGCACGTAGAAGTTGTGGCCGTCTTGCTGGTAGGTGTAGGCAACGGCGTCTGTTAGGTCAGAATACTGCTGAATATGCCACTCAACAGCATGGGTCGAGATGCGCTGGCCTGCGTAGCCATTGGCTCGGTAGACGATGCCCTGACCACGGCGGTCACGGCCAAGCCAAAACAGGCTGTTGTCCATCTTGGCGATGGAGTAGGGGGCAGCGCAGCCCAACTCGTTGAACGCGCCAGGGATGCGCTCAAGAGGGAAGTCCAGCGCAGCGGTGTCAGACCAGACCTCAATCGAGTTGGTTCCAAAGGCCCATACTTCGCGGAAGTTGGCAACCACGGCCACCAAGCCGTCAGGGGAGGCTGCTGTTTGCTGGAACTCCAGCGGGTCAATGGACGTGCCGTCCAGAAAAGCCGTGACCCACATCTTCTGGCTGTTCGGTTCGTTGAACACAAAGTAGCCGTCCAAATAGGCCACGGTCACCGCGCCGGGAAAGTCTGGGTCAGTGATTGGGCCAAATGCGTTTGTGGTGGCGTTGTAGATGAAGCTGGGGCCGTTGCAGGCGATGAACAACTGGGTGCCGTTGTCCGACATGCTGACAGGGCCAGTGCCGCTGACGTTGCCGATCAACGTGGCAGCGTAGGCGTTGTCGATCTTGAACAACTGGGTGCCCGACACCACGAAGCCTGTGCCATCGTTTGACGAGAACGCCCACAGGCCACGGATCGGGCCATTGCCGATGGTGTTGAGCAGGTTGAGGCCGGGGGCGCGGTTTAGGAACGCAGGTTCTTTGCCAGCCTCGGGCACGATCTCGGGGAACAGGTTGACCATGCGGGCATCCGCAGCGTTGATGCTGCGGGCTACGTAGGATGAACCGAGGATAGGCGTCTTCATCAGTAGTTTCCAGCGTAGATGTTGAAACGCTGACGATTGGACACCAATGCGTAGGGCATGGACATCACATCGTATGGGTTGTTGATGCGCTTCAGATTGCGCTTGCTGGTCATGGCGATGCGCTGCACCTGCGGGCTTGGCTCCACGCCAAACTCAGGTGCGATCTCCATTGCCAAGTTGTAGGCAAACGCCCGCATGTAACCCGGGGGGAAGAACAAATCCGTGCTCAGTGTGGCAGGTTGCGTCAACTCTTGCACCGAGATGAAGTGCCACTCCAGCAACTGCGTGGGCCGGGGGTAAATGTACATTTCCACGTTGGGAAACGTGTTGTTGACAAAAATGACCTGCGGGAAGGTCGATGTTGAGGTCTTGACAGCAATCCCGTTGTACTGGTCCTGGTTGATGATTTTGATGCCATACGACACGCCACTGGGGGCGCGGAAGTAGGTGGCGTCATCAAGCTGGATTGGGCGGTTGCCCACAAAGTCACCAGAGGGGCCAAGGGTCTGTTTAATCTGGCCCACGGGCCAGTTAAACACTTGGTCTTGGGTGCAGAACACAGACAGACGCTCGGTGTTCCACGAGTCGATCATCTGGTTCATTGCAGTCAAGGCATCCTGACTGGTAGCCGCTGACGCCGTTTCACCTTCGGCAAGAATACCGAGCAGACGAAGCGCCCGGTTGATCTGGTCGCCAGCGGTATAAGCCATGTTATTTCCCTTCGGATTCGTCGCTTGCCGAAGTCAGAAAAGAAGGGACTTCGTTGGGCTGTTCGACAGGTTGATCGGTCACTTTGCGAGTGTACTTGCGCTTTGGCGCTTCGACTACCGGCTCGGGTGCCACCTCGACAGGTGTGTCAGGATTGTACCGTGTCCAGCCGTTTTTTTCATCATTGACGATTTCAGCTTCGTTGGTAGCAACTTTGGCACCAAACTCAGGGTGTACGAGGACAATATTCATTCAAATCTCCATGTGAAAACGGGGCCGAAGCCCCGTTTTACCAGTTGCTCAAGAATTAAGCAACGCGATAGATTGAGTACGCTGCGTCACCTGTTTTGCGGAAACGGAACGTACCAGATGTGTTGCTGGTTTTGGTCAGCGAATCTTGG